TGCGTCTTTCACGCCCTCTGCAAACTGACGCTGGATGTGAGCCAAACGGACGGTAGCACCGGACTCGGCCACAGCAACTTCGGTTGCCGTCGCACTACCCGACAAGTTGCCACGCTGGGCATCGTTGATACCTGACTGTCTATCCAGTTTATCTGTTAACAGGTTCTGGTATTGAACGTGCTGAGGGGTAATGCCACCCAACTCCATGGGCATAACACGTTGCGTATCCAAACCTTCTACTGGAATCACAAAGCGGTCTGGCATCTCCTTGATGTCAGTGGCCAACTTCTTGTTCTTTGCGTCTACCAGATAGATTCGCTTGTAGGACTGGCCGTTGCTCACCAGTTGCCGAAGCGAACCGTTGATCTCTTGGGTCAGTTGGTTGGTTGCCGTCAGGGGGCTGAGTGGGTACGGGTCGCCGGGGACGGTGTAAATACCAAGAATGGTGTACGGGCCAGAGCGTGGTCCGTAGTAAGGCTGGGGCTTTCGGATGTATCCGACGTAGGGGTCATCCTCATCGGACGTGGGACCAGCAACAGCAAGCGTGTAGAGCATCCCGTGGTGCTTTCCATCACTTTCGGCATCTGACCCAGTATTTGGACACCAGATTTCGTAGATGGCAACCTCGTCACGGTACTTGCTGCTTTCTCGGTAGGTGTCCCTGTTCTCGTAGTCATTCATCCCCGCGTTCTCAGCGAGTTCCTGAATGGCCTCCATGTCGTAGGTGTCATCACCTTCCGCCACGTCGATCAACTCGTCACGCATCATGGAGTACGAGTGGCCCATAAACCGTGCTTCAGTCCAGTGGCCAGCCTTGGGGTCCATAAAGAAATGCTCAGGACCAATGCGATACACCCGTGGAAGGCTCTTGACAGCCTCATCAGCAGGACGCTGGCCGGGGACAGGCTCGCTGACGGTCATCAAGACACCCCACCCGAACATCATGTCCATGGCAGATCGGTGCAGCGTCTCTCTAAACTGGGTGTCGCTGATCCATCGGTTCATTGCCAACTGGATCTTTGCCACAGTCTCACCCTGCAATGCCGGGCGGCGGCTGTCAATCTTGACGGCAGGGTTGTCGTAGACGATCTTTGGTAGCACCAAAGAGATGTATTCGTAGGCATGGTTGTCTACGTCAGGGCTGACTTCGTGCTGGTAGGTGCTGTCGTAATCAGTGCCCGCATACCGCTTAATCATGTCCTTTCTTGCGACCATGTGACGGTTGCGGAAGTCGATTGCACCCTCTACTTCCAGAAATAAGTTGTCTGCACTCTTGTCAATCATCTAATACCTGACGCTGCAAGTACGCTTCAAGGGCAATATCCACCTCTTGATCCGCCTGCCGCTGCTCCTCTTGGGCTACTTGCAGTTTGTGAACCTGCTCCACCGGACCTTCATCCCGTGCAACAAAGTCCTTCAGAATGGGCCACGCCTTGACTGGGTCTTCTCTAATAGCCTGATGTATCAAAGCAACCATTTCGTCTGCACGGGTTACCCCATCGGCCACTTCTTCAGCCAATACGGATCTCAGACGTGACATGAGGCCGACAGCCCCTTTGGATCGACCAGAGGGGTTGCCGCTCACGCCGGGCACAAACCGGCCCTTTGGATCTCTTGATGGCTTTACGTCAGACATCGCTGTTCAATAACCACCCATGCGACGGCTAGCAGTGTTCTTCTTCTTCTTGGCTGACTTGGCCTTGCGGGCCTTGGCTGCTGCGGCTTTCTTCATACCTGCTTTGGTGTATGGGAATTTTTTTCCGTTGACTCTTGGCATTGTGTGCCCCTTTCGCCCCTACATCGGGCTGGCTAGTTATGCTACTACGATGACCACAGATAAATATACCTCGACCACCGATGATGGCGTTCGCACCCGATCTGGCAAAGCCTCCGTCTGTGTCAGACTTGACATCGAAGACTACAGACGCTTGCGAACCCTTGCAGAAAAGAACGATCCGATACTGCCCCCCGCGACAGTATCAGCAGTTGCTTCAAGAATCCTTAGTCTCGCCATCAAGGACTTTGGGACAGTCGGGGCATGCTCCGATCTTGCCCAAAATCAGGCTTCGGAGGAAGGTGAGGACTGTTCGTCCGATCCA